AGCGTCAAGCATTAATGGATATAACCCCTGCGATAAAAAAGTGGAGCAAGAATCCATCTCTATTTGTTGAGGGGATCCTTGGTGCTACTCCTGATACCTGGCAGTCGGAAGTGATGCAAGCGGTAGCGGACGGCAATCGTGGTATCAGCATCAGATCGGGACACGGGGTAGGTAAGACCAGCTGTCTCTCTTGGCTGGCATTATGGTGGATCAGTTCTCACTACCACGCAAAGGTAGTTATAACGGCTCCTACATCTGCACAGTTGCATGACGCACTTCTGCCCGAAGCGAAGTCATGGCTCAAGCAGTCTGCCCCCGAATTTCGGGATATGTTCAATGTCAAGGCGGATAGAATAGAGCTTATTGCTGATCCGGAACGCAATTTCATATCAGCCAGGACTTCCAGGGCTGAACAGCCCGATGCACTGCAAGGTGTTCACGCCGACCATGTACTTCTGATCGGCGATGAGGCAAGCGGAATACCAGAACAGGTATATGAAGCTGCGGGTGGTTCGATGTCAGCCCTACACGCCTCGATGGTACTGGCGGGTAACCCCGTCAGATCGAGTGGCTATTTCTTCGATACGTTCCATAAACTCGCAGACAGGTGGAAAACATTCCATGTGTCATGCGAGGACACTAGTCGTGTATCATCGGAGTATGTAGAAGAATGTCGGTTACGATACGGCGAAGATTCCAACATCTATCGTGTTCGTGTACTCGGCGAGTTCCCGAAAGGCGATGATGATACCGTCATACCTCTCGAACTCGTGAGCGAAGCGGTCAGTCGTGACGTAGATCCCACGGCATTTGGTGCATCGGTATGGGGGCTCGATGTAGCGAGATTCGGCTCAGACTCATCTGCCCTCTGCAAACGGAAAGGCAATGCGGTAACAGAACCGATCCGACTCTGGCGTAACCTCGATACCATGCAGCTCACAGGTGCGATAAAGGCAGAATACGATATAACCGATGAAAAACCTTTGGAGATATTCGTAGATGCGATTGGGCTGGGTGCGGGTGTCGCTGACAGACTTAGGGAACTAAAGCTACCCGCATACGCTATTAATGTGAGCGAGTCTCCAGCTCTGGGAGAACACTATCTAAATCTTCGTGCTGAATTGTGGTATAAGGCAAAATCATGGCTGGAAGGACGAGATGTGCGTTTGCCCAGAGATGATTTGCTTAAATCAGAGTTGACCACGGTAAGATATAATTATACTTCAAGTGGGCGTGTTAAGATCGAATCCAAATCCGATCTGAAGAAGCGGGGAGTGGCAAGTCCAGACTCCGCAGACGCATTTGTGCTTACTTTTGCTTCAGATGCTGGTACGGCCATAGGCGGCAGATCCGTTAGAAGAATGGGGAAGATCAAAAGGAAATTGGTAGGAATAGTCTAGGGAGTCGGGCCTGGTGGGTTGTGGTGGCTCACAGGACGACTTAAACAACCACAGTCATGGCCAAGCTAATCACCTCCGGCTTCGGAAGGTGTCCCTAGACCCCTTTGACAACCTATAATGATATTTGGTACATTCGGGCTGTTTTTATTTTATGGGGGCAGAAATAATTGGCATACATAGACGAAGCTGAAACCGAAGCTGGGATCGGGATGGATGAAGGCGAGCTGGAATCTACGGTTCGCCAGTACATAACCGATGCGATTCAGTACATTGATGACGACATCAGTCCGATCCGTGCGGAATCCACCAGGTACTACAAGGGCGATCCATTCGGTAATGAGGTAGATGGTCGATCACAGGTAGTCAGCCGTGATGTGCGTGATAGCGTACAAGCAGTCCTTCCCTCCATGATGCGTGTATTCTTCGGTTCGGAGAAAACAGTCGAGTTCGTACCACGCAATGCGAATGATGTTGCGATGGCTGAACAGGCCACCGACTACATCAACTACATTCTGCAACAAGACAACGATGCGGTAGGAATTTTCTATAGCGTGTTCAAGGACGCTCTGATGAACAAGGGCGGATTCCTCAAGTGGTGGTGGGACGACTCGCTTGAAGTTCATACCCATAATTTCGAGGGATTGGACGAAGGCGCACTTGCACTGATTCTGCAAGAGGATGGTGTCGAGGCCATATCCGTGGAGGCGATACCAGCACCTGGTGTGAGCGAAGAGCAACTGATGCAGATGGAAGCACAGGGGATGCCAGCACCGCAAGTCTATAATGTAGAAATCAAGCGTAGCAAGAAGCGGGACAGGGTGAAGATCGAAACGATGCCACCCGAAGAGTTCTTTGTAGACGCTGCCGCAACCAGCCTCGATGATGCTATGGTCGTGGGGCACAGAACAATGGCAACCGTATCATCGCTCGTAGCATTGGGCTATGACCGTGATATGCTTGAGGATCATTTGACGGATGAAGTTGCCTTCACCAATACCGATGAGTATTGGGCGAGGTATAGTGATCGTTCCGACATCGGGCCGCTATCAGCCTATGAACGGCGTAGGGTTCTCTATGTCGAAGCGTGGTGCTACATCGACTATGATGGTGATGGCATTGCCGAGCTTCGGCGTGTCTGTACCGTGGGCGACAACTACAAGGTAGTAAACAACGAACCAGCCAGCTCGATCCCATTCGCCATGTTCGCCTGTGATCCGGAACCGCACGTTTTCTTCGGTTCCGATCTCGCAGATCTGACGAAAGACATACAGCGGATTAAGTCCGCCGTACTCCGTGGGATGCTCGACAGTTTGTCCTTTGCACTCTACCCCCGTACTAGCGTGGTAGAGGGCATGGTGGACATAGACGATGTGCTGAACCCAGAAGTTGGTTCGATCATCAGGATGCGACAGCCTGGTATGGTGCAACAGCTTGATGTGCCGTTCCTGGGCAAGGACGCTTTTCCGATGGTGTCCTATTTGGATGACATGAAGGAATCACGGACGGGCCAAACCGCTGCATCCCAAGGACTTGACCCCGATGTTCTGCAATCGACCACACGAGCTGCCGTTACCGCCACCATCCGTGGTGCTGAACAGCATCTCGAAATGATGGCTCGACTGTTTGCGGAAACGGGATTCAAGAGAATGTTCAAGGGAATCCTCAAGCTCGTCATTGAACACCAGGATCGTGAACGAATTATAAGACTTAGGGACGAGTGGGTTCCGATTGATCCGAGAGTCTGGGATTCAACGATGGACTGCTCTGTGAATGTCGGGCTGGGATCTGGCATGACCGATGAACGGCTTGCCGTCCTCAACCAGGTGATGATGCGACAACAGGAAGCAATGGAAAAACTCGGCCCGAATAATCCGCTCGTAGGATTGGGCAACATAAGACACACATTGGCGAAGATGCTCGAAATCAGTGGGTACAAGGACTCAAATCAATTTTTCAAGCCTATTCCGATAGATTACGAGCCTCCGCCACCAGAGCCTCCCAAACCAAGTCCGGAAGAGTTGCTGGCACAGGCACAGATGGCCGACATCCAAGCACGAACTGCTATCGACCAGCAGAAGTTGCAGCTTGACGCAATGAAATCGGAAGCACTTGACGAAAGAGAAAGTGCAAGGATAGCAGGAGACATCGCTATACGAGAGTTCCAGGCCGAAGCAAAGGTCGCAGGACAGCAAGCAGATTTCGAGAATGATGTTGACCTCGAAGTGCTAAAGGCTAGGTTGAGGGAGGCTTACGACAAGTAATGGAATTTTCTCGTGAACAAAAAGGACGAAGAGCAAAGGAAATACTGGAAGATGAGGTATTTCTTGAGGTCATAGAAAAAGTCCGTACTGGGGTCATTACCCAGTGGACATTGACGGAACCGAATGACCTTACAACCCGTGAGAATCTGTATATGCAGAACCGTGGGCTGGACGAGGTTATAAGAGGTTTTAGAACGCTGATCGCAGATTGGACAGTCGATCAGACACGAAACAAGAACATTAAAAAAGGTAGGTCAAAGTGAGCGAAGGCAATAACCCTACTGGGACTGCCAGAAGGCGCTCGACAGGTGAGATCGAATCTGCTCTCACCGAAATGCTTATCGGGCCAGAAGAGCAACCCGCAGGAGAATCCTCGGAAGAGGAACAGCTTCAAGCGGACTCTAATGATGAAGGGCAGGAAGTAGAGGCCGAATTAGCCGATGATTTGGTAACGGATGAGGAAGAAACGTATGAGGACGAGGAGTTCGATGATGAACAACCGGAGAGTGATGTCAGGCTTTTCTCTGTCGTAGTTGACGGTGAATCGCATGATGTTCCACTCGATGAACTCATTGGCGGATC